CCGGTATCAGTTTCGTTGCTGTCCGTAATTGGTTGCAAAATACATTCACTTATTGTGCAGTCAACACTAGTGTTGCTTTTCGTACGAGAATGGGAGCCAAAACACTTCAACAAACTGATCAATGGAACACTGATTTCATACCCTGGTACGCAGAACTTTTGAATCAATGGAAGGACCCTTTTATTTGGAAACATTATGCAGATTATGCCTACCAGGTTAAAGAGGCTAAGCAATGGTTGCAAGAAGATTACACGGGTAAGCACGCCAAGGCCTGCCTGGAATCCATGGATAGCTTTAACTTTGAGGCTCCAGTAGATCGTATATCCAATTTCAATAAAGTTGAAAATGTCGTCAAGAGTGCTTTTGAATGTATGAACGATGTCGTCCAGTGGGCATCTAAGTTGATTAAACCACGGATGATATCTAGCTATGACCCACAGCATGTTTGGCGTTTCGGACCACACGTATCTGCTATAAAAAAGCAATTGCGTAAACACTGGAATGGTATAAATAGCAACATAATTATGTGTGTCGGTTATAATAATCAGGAACTTGGGAGTGTAGTCGAGAGAGCTGTCCGTCATCGATTGGGGGTTAATTTAAATGATGTTCGTTATAGTCTTGAAGATGATTTTGAATCCTGTGACACTAGCATGCGCGGTGCTGCTATTGGAGTGGAGCGTACTTTTTATGATTGGGTTGGCATGCCCAAGCATGTTGGCGATGCCTTGTTGTCTGGAACATCTATGCGTTGCACAATGACACATAATGAACATTTTTTTAAGGCAACGACTTGCAAGCAACGTGGTAGTGGAGCAGTCAACACGTCTGCTGGCAATTGTATTGTCGTTGGGCTGGCACTTAAGCAAGCCATGGAACATTTTGGTTATGGAGAAAATGACTGTGTAATATTAGTCTGTGGAGATGATGGCCTTATATTCTTTAATCGAAAGCCACCCTTGCGATTTGCGGCATTAATGAGTCAGTATTTGGCTGGTTATGGGTTCTCGGCTCAGACCCGTGTCCATGATGATGCCCGCCAGGGGGTGTTCCTATCTAGCAACTTCGTTGAATGCCGTGTCGGTGATCGTACCCCCACGTATTGGTGACACTGCCTGGACGTCCTATAGCCAAGAATCTCTGGTTCCGTAATAAGTACAATCG